CAACACTGCCACGGGTGTTACTTTTACATTCGGGCAAGCACTGTACGCCATGCCAAGCGATTATGACCATATCGTAAATCATACCCAGTATAACAAAACTAATCGTTGGGCTGTTGTGGGGCCAAAAAGCCCGCAAGAATGGCAATGGCTAAAGGCTAGCTATATCACCACAGGGCCACGTATGCGGTTCCGCATAATGGGTGATAAGTTTGCTCTATGGCCTATGCCGACCAGTCAAGTCACATTAGGCTTTGAATACCAGTCTAAAAACTGGGTAGTTGATAATGCTGGCAATGATAAAGCCAAGTTTACAGCCGACACAGATACCAGCGTTTTTCCTGATAGGTTAATGGTCATGGGCGCAAAGATGCGATTCTTAGAGGCTAAGGGGCTGGATTCGAGCGCAGAGGCGGCATACTTCACACGAGAATTGAGCAAGTTCAAAGCAATGAATAGCGGGGCGGATAATCTCAGTCTTGCGCCTAGTTCGGCGGGTGTGTTGCTGACGACTGCCAATATCCCAGACACCGGCTTTGGGGGTGTTGTCTAATGGACGCCAAACGACTCGCGGAAGCGCTCAAAAGCCTAGACGCTCAATCATTCCGTCCAGGCGATTCATTGGTAGCATCAACTATCAATCATCCTATTGACGCTGTTGGGCATGGCTTAGACTGGCTGACTAACAGAGTCAACACAGCCGCAGGCATACCCGACCAATACGACAATCCAAACCCATTACTAGCGCCTCAAGGGCAAGAGCAAGCAGCGTTTGACGTTGCAGGCATGGCTCAACTGGGGTCTATGCCTTTTGCACCTAAAAGTGCGGGGGGTACGTTGGGCAGCATTACAGCGTGGCACGGTTCACCCCACAAGTTCGATGCTTTCGACATGAGCAAGATAGGCACGGGCGAAGGGGCGCAGGCTTACGGGCATGGGCTTTATTTTGCTGAGAATCCTCAAATAGCAGAAGGATATAAAAAAGCATTATCTGGAGGTCAATACATAGACAAGCGGGGTATGCCTGTTCAGCCAAATGAAATAGCCGCAGACATTTACGAAGCAGCCAGAAAAGGAGGGGCAGACGTTGAAGAAGCCAGCGATGCGTCGTCTTTCTGGTCTTTGTATTTGCGCGATGGCGACGCAATGTCAAATTCTCCAGGATTTAAGTATATAAAAGATGTTATAGACGGCAGAGGCATTAAATTTAAACACAGCGGCAACCTCTACAAAACCTCCCTAGAATGGCCCGACCCCGCAAGAGAAGCAGCAGACCCATTAGGGCCGCAGCACTTTTTAGACTGGGATAAGCCGCTGAGTGAGCAGGGCAACAGTATAAAAAGCACACTTGCGCAAATTGCAAAACAGAAGCAGCAAGAAGCAGCAAGCTTTGGCGATATTGCGCCAGATATTAACGGAAGCGGTGCGGATATATGGGGCGAGCTTGGTAATTATTTATCAGGTGGAAGGCGTACGGTTGATAGCCCTGAACTTGCTAGAAAGTATCTTCAAGAACAAGGCATACCCGGCATACGCTACCTAGACGGCGGCAGTCGTGGGGCTGGTGAGGGTTCTTATAATTACGTGGTGTTTGACGACAAGATACCTAAGATTGTAGAGAGGAACGGCAATCCGTTGACATATCTACTACCCGCCACAATGCTAGGTTATGGCATGGCAAATCAAGATAAAAACCCACTAGCCGAGGCGTTACGCAATGGCAATTAACCGCGGGCGCAAATCTTCGGCTATTTCTATTGCTGCTCCCGTGGGTGGCTTAAATGACCGCGATTCTATTGCCGATATGGGTTCCGAGTATGCTATTCAGCTTGATAACTGGTTTCCAGGTACTCGTTCTGTTTCTGTGCGGGGTGGTTCGGTGCTTCATGCGTCCGGTTTGCCTGCTACGGGCGAAACGCTCATGGCGTATCAGGGTATTTATGCCAGCTCAAGCGTTAATAGGCTATTTGCAGCGGCTGACGACTCGATTTACGACATAACCGCAGGCGGGGTGATTACCAGCGCAGCGGTTACGGGTAAATCTAATGCCCGTTGGGATTACGTCAATTTTGCCAACAATGGCGCATCATACCTGGTGTGTGTCAATGGCTCAGATTTGCCTATGTTTTACAATGGCAACACATGGACAGCTTCAAGTACAGGCTATGCAACACCAATAACAGGCGTTACAGCATCGACTTTTACACAAGTGGCAGTCTGGAAAAATAGATTGTTCTTTGTGCAAAAGAATAGCCTCTCGTGCTGGTATCTTGGCACGGGTGCAATTGGTGGCGCGGCTAGTGAATTAAACTTTGGCGGTGTGGCGAAACTGGGCGGGCATTTAGTGGCTATCACCACACTAACCAGTTCGGCAGGGGTTACGCCAGATGATTATCTAGTTGCTATTACCTCAGAGGGTGAATGCTTAGTATATCGAGGTACTGATCCGGCTGACCCCAACAAGTTCGGCTTGGTGGGTGTGTTTCGTATTGGTCGGCCTATTGCCAACGGCTCTAACATGCAGGGCGGGCGGTTTATCAGCCGGATTGGTGCTGATGTAGTGGTTATTACTGCTGACGGTATGGTTACATTACAAAGCATGATGAACTTTGATGTATTGAGCCAGCAAAAGACTATCAACGATACGATTATCAATACAGTCACGCAGTCAGTGACTAAGTACAAATCTAATTTTGGATGGCAAGCGAAACTATGCCCCATGCAGAATAAGTTGATTATAAATGTACCGACTGCCGAAGGTTCGCAGTCATTTCAATATGTGATGAATACCATTACTGGCGCATGGTGTCGGTTCTTAGGTTGGAGTGCTACCTGCTTTGAGATATTCCAGGATAGTATCTATTCAATTATTGGCGACAATGTCTATATTATGGACATTCAAAACGCTAATGATTTTATGTCTAGCACCAGCCAAGGAAGCCCAGTATATGCAGCAGTAAAAACAGCGTTTGTTTATGCGGGTGGTCGTGGGCAGCAAAAACAATACACACTGGCTAGACCGTTATTAATATCGGCAGGATCATTAAGCCCATTAATCAATATCAATACTAACCTGATGGATGAACCTATTTCCGGTGAGGTTGACGTATCAAGCGGCATAGTGAGCGCACGTTGGGATTACAGCAAATGGCAACCGGCTTCAAGCCCTGCAAAATGGGGTGATAGCAATATCCAGTTTCAAGACTGGGTGACTGTTAACGGTATAGGCTACTGTGTGGCGTTAAAAATGCAGGTTCAGCTTGACACTAATAAATGCGATTGGCAGGGGTGGGAATTGCAATTTATGAAGGGCGGCTTGATATAATATAACCATGATAGTAACCGGGCCAGATATAGCTAAATGGGCTGAAGCCAGGATGGGTGGGTATGGCTTTGATAATCCAATGGGATTTGGTATAATCAGACAGGATAAATTAGTGGGGGCGGTAGTTTATGATAACTACCGACCAGCCGCTAAAAGTGTTTTTGTTAGCATTGCTTTAGATTACAAAGCAGCTCTAACAAAGCCATTAATTGCACAAGTATTTAATTATGCTTTTTACGATTTGGGTTGTAATCGTATTCAGGCGATGATAGACGAAAACAACCATCCTTCATTAGAGCTATGCCGACGACTCGGTTTTTCTAAAGAAGGCGAACTGAGAGAAGCAAGCCCAAGCGGCTCGAATCTTTTTTTGTTTGCTTTACTTAAAAGAGAAAACCGATGGTCTACAAGGCAATCAAGCGATACTTCACATTCCTAGCCCAAGGCCCGAAGTTTTACGGGGGCGGCGGCAAATCAAAACAGCCGGCAGCACCAGACCCATACGTTACGGCAGCGGCTCAATTCCAGCAGAACAAGAATACCTCAAACTTTGAAGCGCAGCTTAACCGCTACACTCAAAACAATCCGCTAGGTCAGGTTAGCTGGACAAATACAGGAACGCCAGACAATCCAAACTGGACGCAAAACACCACTCTAAGCCCTGAACAGCAATCGCTGTACAACACGCAAATGGGTACGCAAAACAACCTTGCGACTCAGGCGGGTAATTATGCAAACCGTATGCCATCCATGCTATCCGGTGACCCACAAGGCGGCGATTTGGCCACACGGCAGCATGTTGAAGCAGCTTTGATGGAGAGGCTCAATCCTTACTTGGAGCAAGACAGACAGGCGTTAAACACGCAACTAGCCAATCAAGGCTTGACCTACGGCGGCGAGGCTTACGGCAGGGCACAACAAGATATGTCAAGGCGGGTAAATGACGCTCGATTGGCTGTTGTCGGTGCTGGCGGCGATGAAATGGCACGAGCGCAGCAGATGGACAACATTAGGCGCAATCAGGGATTGACAGAGCTATCAGCGTTAATGCAGGGTTCGGGCAATGTCAATTTACCGGCTTATGGTGGTGGTACGACTATCAGCGGCGGGGCAGCTCCCGATATTGCTGGCTTAATCAACGCTAACTATCAAGCGCAACTCTCACAAGCCAATGCTGGCCAATCGAGCAAAAATGGCTTGATGGGTGGCGGAATGTCTGCCCTTGGTTCTTTAGGTGGTGCGGCGATTAGTAAATCAGATAAGCGACTCAAGCAGGACATTGAAAAAGTCGGACAGGCTAACGGACACAACCTGTACGAGTTTGCATACAAAGATAACCCTGAAAAACGCTACAGAGGCGTTATGGCTCAAGAGGTTATGGAGACTAACCCTGATGCGGTAGTAATGCTAGATGATGGCTATCTAGCAGTAGATTACGGCATGCTAGGCTTGCAAATGGTTGAACTCTAATGGGTGCGCTGATTGGTGGCGGTGAGTCACATAAATCAAATATAACGCCTATGGGAGAGGCGTTCGATCCTACCAGTTGGATTACCAAAGGCATTGGGGCAGACTTTCTAAATCCGCACAAATATATTAATCCTGCTACGGATAAGCTTAACGAGTGGGGCAGCAAGATAACAGGGCCTATCAACCGACTCAATACACAGATAGAGCCAGGGGCGGCGATGCTGAACCAGACTGAAATCGGCAAGCAATGGAATGAAACAATAGAGAATCGCCCGGTTGATGCGGCAGCTATGGCTATGGCGGCTATATTCGGTGGCGGCGCTTTGATGGGTGGTGGTGCGGCAAGCGGTGCAGCTCCCATGGGTATGGCAGGCAGTACAGGCGCGGGCATGTCGGTAATCACTCCTACCTTTGCTAGTGGTATCGGTGCAACTTCGGCAGCGGCTCCAGTGTTCGGCAGCATGGGCGCATTTGGTGGCAGTACGGCGGCGGGTTTATCGGCGCTTACACCATCGTTTGCTTCGGCAGGCGGTGCAACAGGTGGCAGCTTTTTAGGCAATCTGAGTACATCAGATAAGGTGCAATTTGCACAGAAACTAGCCGACATATTGAAGCAAGACAGTCAGCAATCCAGTCGATATAGCGCACCGATAGACAGTTATCACAATTACCACTTGCCAAGGATGTACTGATGGCAGTCATACAGCAACAACCGACATTTAACCAACAAGCGGCAAACATAGCGCAACAAAAGCAACTTGCTGAATTATTGCGTAAATCAGCCGACCAGAACGCACAAGACCCCAACGCGCAGACGGGCGGGCCATACAGCAGGGTTATCCCTATCCACCCACTGACAGCGGCGCTAAGAGGCTTGGAAAGCGGTGTATCTAGCTACATGGCAAGCGAAGCGACTAAGCAGCAGGGCGAGCTTGAAGACGCAAAACAAGCCAAGCTACAAAACATGTTTAGCTCAGGCGATGACGTTGGTATTAGTGAACTAGCGCAATCCGGCCTAGTGTCTGGCGATGCTTTAGTTAATGCCATGCTCAGGCAAAAACAAGCCAAACAAGAGCAAACCAATAAAAAAGAATACCTGTATTTGAATTCCCCCGAAGGTGTGCGTCGAGTGAACAAATACGGAGAAGATGTAGATTTATTGCCGTTCAAAATGTCATCGGCAGACCCAAACCTTGCCGGTGAGATTCAGCGGGCCAAAACCGCCAATCAAGGCTTTAAGCTGGCAGATGGTACAGGCGCGGAAGGTTTGTATTCTGGTGCGCAAGCTAACCCGCAAGCGTTCAACAATGGGCAGACCATCCAAGCACCACAACAACCAAGACAGGATTTTCAATTTCAATTTGCCGATCCTGCAAACCTTGCGGCGTTTATCAATTCGCCAGAGGGTAAGCAGGTTCTTTCGCAGTATTCACAGCCTAGCGGCATGGTAAAAAGCCCAAGCCTTGAGCAAAAAGCGGCTGTTGATGTTAATAAACAAAGCCAGATTGACCAGAACAAAACGCAGCAAAACTTGATTGAAGCAGAGGGAAAAGCAGGAATAGAACTAAGCGCAGACGAAAAGAAACTAAGTAACCAAAAAATTCGTGATGGCAAAGACGTTTTAAGCCTTCTGGATGAAGCAGAGGGCATTGTAGACAAAGCCACAGGAAGCGGCATTGGCGCGGCTTATGATGCAGCATCAAGGCTAGTCGGTCACTCTGCTGATGGCGCGCCAGAGGCAGCACAAATGAAGG